TTTAAACATCATGCATTGGTTTAGATGGTGAGGACAAACTACCGACAAAGACCCGCGTAGTCAATGCGCGTTATCATGTACCCTGCCGGAAGTCAAGTGTACTTCCCCGCCCACCTTTTGGGCACAAAGATGGTGGTAGTCCACCGAACCCCCAACGGCGATTTTGCGCCCCCATTTGTGCATATCAATGCACATTATCGGCAATTATTTTGCCCCCATTTGCGCAAACCACTGCGCATTCGCGAGCTCTTCTAAGACTAGGAAACTGAGCCTGTGTCTCACGACTTAAATGATGAAACGCAGCAGGAGACGACGTGTCCCGGACATTAGAGTGCGCACCCCCCTCGCAAGCACACCACGTACTGGTTTCGCAGTATAGTGCACCCACCCAACAACCTACAACTTCAAACGCCCGGAAGGCGTCACCTGTTGTAGTCTAACTGGTCAGAAGACCAAGGTGTTATTAAAAGCCGATCATATGATCTGTGGCGTGCGTCGACAAACATGATTCATTCACCGTTCCTCTTAAATGAGCAGCGCTTGTATGGCTTCCAGTAAGGGATGCTCCTCGTCTCGAAGAATTCGAGGAGATGATGATTGATTGTCTTCACCTTCGCTAAGCGGTCTCCGTGATGTGCATTGACCACTGCACCACGCCCGTGTGCGGACCATGGATATATGTATCTATGAGTTATCCCCCAGACACTCCGAAGCAGGGGGGGGAATCTACTAACCCGAGTAGATGTGGCCTCGCACGACTGAGGTACCAGGATTTAACCTGAGGTATTGGTTTGGAGCTGAACCATGAGCAAAAATAGCATACAATGGACTCGTGACCTCACGGCCTGAGTGCTGTGCAGTGATGTACAGCTAAATCTAAGACAGACTCACGTTTGTGATTCATTGTGTGTGCCCACTTATGTCCGATGGGAATAGTGTAGCCAGCTGGGCCGTTAACTTGGCTGGTGGAGGAGATGCCTGCCGATTCTTCGGGGGTAAGCTTCACGGACTCTGTCGTGTGGTGTGTACTGAGGTTTAATACGCCGAGGAATGCACCCTAAACAAATGGAGGATTGCTAGAAGAGATTTCGAAACGCCTGTGGTAGGCCGTAAAACCCCACGCACCCCCCGGGAGACTGAGAGTCTGGTCAACTCTCAGTCTTCCACCCCTGCAGCATTTGCTGTTCCCGCTACACCCGGGGCAGCCGTCGTTGCTGTAGGTCCCTCTATTGCACGTGAGGACGAAAGTCGCTTGCGTGGTAGAGCCAACTATGAGTTGCGAGCGTCCCTCAAGCGTAAACTTGATGCTCGCAAATCACAGGAGTTGGAGGCATATCTCAAACATGTGGGATGTGTCAAATCCAAGATGGAGTCGCTGAGTGCGATGAAGCATTTGGACACGCGTCGGATGAGATACTTGGCTGTGAAAGCCACTGCAGATGCTGGGCGAACAAGATTGTTCAAGCCCGCTGCAGATTGGATCAACAAGTATGATTTCTCATTCCTTGACCTGCATCAGTTATTGGTGTCGGGTGAGACAACGCGCCATATGTCGAGTCGGTTCTCAGAGATGACATTTTGGAAGGATGTGAATCGGTTGTCTAGTACTGTAATAGAAGCTGTTCTCATCGCAAACATTGGAGCTGTCTTTGTTGACAGTCAGGAGGCTTTCGCCAAGTGTATACGGCGATCCCTGACAAAGTCAAAGACAAACTTGGATCAGTGTAAGCGGTTGAATATCTATCAGGTACTGGATCGATGGATTCACAGTGATGTGTCTGGACATGATCGACATGTCGCACGACAGAGGAAGTTCGAAGAACAAGCGATGTTTGGAAAAGGAATAATTTCAGATAAGATCTTCAACCCAATCAAAGACGAATTGAACGCAGCGAATGAGACATTCGCCTCTTTGCGTGATCGTCTATTTGGCGAGTTGGACAATCTGAAGGAATTTACATCGCAGATGTACGCTTCGACGACGGATGCTGTAAACACAGCGTTAAGTAGCTCAGTTGATTTGGTCACTGAGTTTGTCACCCATCTTGCGATTTGTCTGCGACAACTCTACACAGCACCCACCGTACTAGATCAGCTGTTAGCAGTTTACTCATTCGGATCTCGTTTCACCACCTGTGGCGCAATAGCCCGGGCTATCTGGAAATACCTGATAGCATTAGTGCAATTAATAAATAATTGGCGGAACGAAAGAAGGAGAGAGAAGCTTGCGGAGAGATGGGCAGCAGCCCAGAATGACACGATTGAGTGGTATTCGGATGGTGCGGACGTCGGATCTGAGGATCATGTCCTTGAGGAACAGGGTTTGGATTTCTTCTCCAACGTCACCATGAAAGGAATTTTGGAAGTGACCAGCAATGAAGAGTTCAACAAACTTCTGAACTTCACCGGAAAAACTACGAATACAGCCAACAGCGTGATACGCTTTGTTGAGAGCTTATATAAGTTCGTGGTCTATCTGGCAGATAAGTTCCAGGGAACAGACCCGAGAAAGGTGTTCGAAGAGCGCTATCCGGAAGTCTCAGCCTGGGCTAATGATGTCCAAGATATCATCGAGGCCGGTGGTATCCCCGAACTGGCAAAGAGTGTGTCGCTATCATTGCGAGCAGTTGGTCTGCATAATAAGGGAGTAGCCTTATCGAAGGACTTTCATCTATCCCAGCCAACTCCTCCCCCATATGCGATTCGAGTGTTCAATATGCTTCTTAGTGAGGCAAAGTCAATCTCACTCGCCGCTGCTACTGCCTCTCAGGGTGCGCGTGTGCCCCCAGTTGTTATCTGGTTAGAAGGTGATCCTGGTACTGGGAAAACGAATTGTGTGCAAGCCATCGTGAAAGCGCTGTGCAAGGAATTGAATATTCCAGATTCGAGTTCTCAAGTGTTCCAGAAACCATCTACAAGTCAATACTGGAATGGGTACTGCAATCAACTCGCTATGCTGATTGACGATTTCGCACAATCCACAGGAACTGAAGATAGACGCACCCAAGCCATGGATGTCCTGTTTGCCGCGTCAACGAATCCTTATATCCTGGATATGGCAAATGTGGAAGGGAAAGGTAACTATGCATTCACTTCACGTCTCCTCTTCTTGACGACGAATCTCAATTCAGGGGCCTTTGGCTCTCTCGGTTTGACGAGTCCCCAGGCGATTGAACGCCGGGTTGATCTCCGAGCCGAGGTTGCAGCCAGGTATGAGTTTGCTATGACAGATGATCAAGGCTACCATACCAAACGAGTTGACCCTGCAAAGATCTCTGCGAAACTTGGACGACCTACCGCATACAATGCTCATGCTATCGAGTACTTCGTTCTCCGTGGTGACCAAACGCTTGCCAATGCAAACAAAGAGCGTGTCACTCAGTCATTCACTGACTTTGTGAAGGTCATCAAGGAGGAGATGGAATTGAAGCAGAAGTATTTTGCTGCCGCCATCGCCGCCTCAGCTTTCTTGCCTCTACAACCGGAAGATCAAACTTTCTTGACGCCTGAAGAGTTGAAGGATGTTGCTGCTATGAATCTCAGTCCAGAGTACTGTGCTGCCGTGGAATTTGCTATCAATGATGATGTGTTAACACCTCTTGATGGTACTCCGGTCGTGCCAGACTCTGTGGAGCATAGTATGCTGCAACGTTTCAGCTTGATTAAGGCATTCAATAAGTGTGCTGACCATGTCGACTTCCATGAATATCAAGAGAAGGTCAATACGACAGGGCAGTGGATCGATCGGATGTATGACTCTGTAGCAGAATGGGTCTCGAACAACAAACCAACCGTTGTCGCCGCTTCTATTGCTCTGACGTGTATGATTACGCCTCTCGTTGCCTCCTACATGAAATCAAAACCTGTGAGGCGCCGCGAGAAGGTGTGGTCGTGCAACGGACAAAGTGTCTTTGGTGACAACATTGTGTGTGAATCCGGCGAGACAGTCTCAATTGGACACCGCTGTGCTAGGACGCGAATGGCTCGTTCGAAGGTTCCAACCTCCGAGTCAAATGAGACGCGCTCTATTGGTGCACGTGGTGCGAGAAAACCAATGAGACTTGTCCAAGTCCCCGTTGTTGCCGAATCTGGTGAGACGAAATCCCTTGGTGTGAGAGCGAAGCGTTTACCCGCAGCCACCCAAGAGTGCAATGAACTCCCAGAGCCCGTGCGTTTCAACTTGGAGCCCGAGCCAGATCAGCTAGTGTTGGTCGAGCAAGATACCCCGGATAATGCCGCTACAATTCTTATCGAGAAGCGCATTATACAACATATGTATCTAATCAATTGCTACGATTCAACTGGAGCCTTCATCACAGCCTCTCACGCATTTGCATTGTTCGGACGTGTGTTCTGGATCCCCTACCACTTATCGTTGACGAGAGATCGTTGGCACACTATTCGGTTGGTGGGTGTGAAGGTGCACACATTGCCCGTGAATACGTTTGAGATTGTCGCCGAGGATCCCACGCTCGATGCTTGCATCATCGAATTCAACAAAACGTCTGGGATGAATCTTCATCAAGATGTGCGGAAACATTTTATTCAATCCGCCGATCTCAGTCGTGACTTGTCTGAAGCAATGCTAGTATCAAAGCGTCTCTTGGGAGACAGACCTGTACCAAGCCTGCAGTATTTCACCAACCTAACACCTCAAACGATGGCTGGTGAGATACTTGCGAGTGGCAAACCCATGCAGGTACTCCAATCCTATTCATATCCGAACGCGATGACTGCGAAAGGTGATTGTGGATCCCCCCTGATAGTGATGAATCGTTTCATTGCAGGCAAGATCCTTGGCTTTCATTATGCTGGATTCCGTGGAGAGAGAGGTGGTATAGCCACCGCTGTGACATTTGAGGATGTGATGTTCCTGACGCAAGATTGCGTCGAACCTATCCGGAAAATTGAACCAGTGGCGAAACCTGTCCTCGATCTTCAAGTCTATGAAGCATTGGGCTGTCAAGTGTTAGGGAATGTTGAGAAGCAAATGGGTGTCTATGATGTTGGTAAGTCCAATATCAAGAAATCTGCCCTCTATGAGTGCTTTGGTCCCTCAGCTACCATGCCTGCTATGTTGCGTGATAACGGATCTATCAGTCCGATGCAGCTAGCACAAGCGAAGAATCTTGGTCCAACGTATTCAATTGATGTTGATGTTCTGGATAAGATTGCGAATTATGTCACCTTCCAGCTTATAGGGTTGAAGAAGAACCGCAAGTTGCGAGTTCTCACCCAAGATGAAGCATTGAATGGAGTGGTGGATGATCCGTATATTGATCCAATGAATACTAAGACATCGGCTGGATATCCTTACAAAGTCCTCAAGTCTGGTGGAAAATCCTCCTGGATGAGCTTTGATGAAAACAACCGCGTCACGTCGCTTTCCGCTGAATTACAGCGCGACGTTGATGAACGCATTTCTCAAGCACGCCAAGGTGTGGTGGTTCCTACGATTTGGGTCGACACACTCAAGGATGAGCGAAGACCAATCGAGAAGGTGAAGGCCGGAAAGACACGACTCTTCATGAATGGACCCGTCGACTATACCATTGTCTTCAGAGAGTTCTTTGGAGATTTCATCAGCTTTATCATGCATAACCACTTGGCATTTGAGTGTGCCCTGGGCGTTAATCCGCATTCCAGAGAGTGGGGGCAGTTGTTAGCACGCCC